TTTGCACCAGGCCCTGATACAAGCTACACAGTTCAAATTTTATATTATGCTCAACCTACATTTATCTCTAGCACAACAGCTAGTAACTTGTTCTTAGCATACTATCCAGATGCTCTACTTTATGCAACTCTAGCAGAGGCAGAACCATATCTTATGAACGACCAAAGAATTGCTACATGGTCTGCTTTATATGATAGAGCAATTGCTAATATTAAGAAGAGTGATTTAGGTTCAACATATCCATACACAACATTAAACGTAACACCAAGATAAGGAAAATATTATGTCCGAAATGAGTAACTTTTTAGAGAATGCGTTAATCAATGCTACTCTCAGAGCAACAACATACACATCAGTCGCAACAGTCTATGTATCACTATGGACTTCAGACCCTACAGACGCAGGTAGTGGTACAGAAGTATCAGGTGGTTCATACGCTAGAACAGCAGTTACATTTGCTGCACCTTCTAACGGTGTAACTACAAACTCTGCTGACGTTACATTCCCAACAGCAACAGCTTCATGGGGTGTAGTAGGCTGGATTGGTATTAATGATGCAGCATCTTCAGGTAATCTTTTATATCATTCACCTTTAGATACATCTAAAACTATTGACTCTGGTGACATTTTTAAGATCAGCACCGGCAACCTTTCAGTTACATTAGCGTAAGGATAACTTATGGCTCTCGTAGTCAAAGATAGAGTACAGGAAACAAGTACAACTACAGGCACAGGTACGTTTACGCTTGCTGGTGCAGTTACTGGCTTTCAGTCATTCTCTGCTATCGGTAACGGTAATACTACTTACTACGCTATTGTAGGTGGTTCAGAATGGGAAGTAGGTCTAGGTACATACACATCTTCAGGCACTACTTTAGCTCGTACTACCATACTAGAGTCTAGCAATGGTGGCACAGCAGTAAACTTTAGTGCAGGCACAAAGAATGTATTTGTAACTTATCCTGCTGAAGAAGCTGTTTACCAAGATGAAACTGGCACAGCTTATGCACCACAGTTTGCTGCATCTAACGGACTTAATGTTAATAACGGAACGATAGGAACATCTTATACATTCCCTACAGGATATAACTCTGTAGAAGCTGGGGACATTACTCTCTCTGGTGGTGTAACAGTTACAGTTCCTTCTACGTCAAGATGGGTGATAGTATGAGTACAATTATAAATGCAACTACCACTAATGGTGTAGTGATACAACCTGATAATAGTGGCTCATTAGCATTACAAACTAATAATGGAACTACAGCACTTACTATAGATACATCACAGAATGTAGGGATTGGTACTACAAGTCCTGCTTATAAATTAGATGTTAATGGTAGCATTAATATTTCTGCTGACTCATTTTATAGAATAGGTGCTAGTACTGATAGATATATTCAATATCGTACAGCTAATTCAGATATATTATATTCATTTGATTCTGGTGACTTTTATCGTCAAGATATAGGAAATTCTAATCATTCTTGGTTTACTGGCAACGCAGAACGTATGCGTATAGACTCTAGTGGTGGTGTATATATAGGAAAAACAACAGCAGCAGAAACTACTGCTGGATGGTGGTTCAATGCTGGTGCTGGAAATGTAGGATTATCTACTGGAAATTATTTTGTTATAAATTATGTTCCAGGTGGTGCATCCACAATGATTGATTTTAGAACTGGTGGAGCAAGTAAAGGTTCTATTTCACAAAATGGCACAAATACAGCATATAACACATCATCAGATTACAGACTAAAAGAAAACATTGTTCCATTATCAAATGCTTTAGATGTTATAAATCAATTAAAGCCTAGTCAATTTGATTGGAAAGAAAATGGTAAAACTACAACAGGCTTCATAGCGCATGAACTTCAAGAAATAGTGCCTGATTGCGTAACAGGTGAAAAAGATGCTGTAGATGCAGACGGAAATCCAAAATACCAAGGCATTGACACTTCATTCTTAGTAGCCACACTAACTGCCGCAATTCAAGAACAACAAACCATCATCAACGACCTAAAAGCAAGAGTAGAAATATTGGAGGCTAAATAATGGCTAACCTTATACTTAACGGTTCTACATCTGGTAGCGTTACATTATCCTCTCCAGCAGTATCAGGCACAACTACACTAACATTGCCTACTACAAGTGGGACTGTGCTTACGAATGGTACTAATACTAACTTTCCTGCAGGAAGTGTTGTTCAAGTATTGCAAACAGTTAAAACAGATACCTTTTCAACTACAAGCACATCATTTGTAGATATTACAAGTTTATCTGTTTCTATTACTCCATCTAGCAATACTTCTAAAATTTTAGTTTTAGTTGATATTGGTTATGGTATTACTAATGCTGGATATTCAATGTTTAATCAATTATTAAGAGATTCTACTGCAATATATCAAGGTGACGCATCTAGTTCTTCTAATAGAGGACAAGCAATGTTGCCAGGTGATATTGCTGGGTCACAATTTTTTATATATAGACCTGCAACAATTTTTTTAGATTCACCAGCAACAACAAGTTCAGTAACTTATAAGGTACAAATGAAAACTGGTAATGGTACAGTTGTATATGTTAATAGAACAGGAGCTGATTTAGGAACAGCAACTGGTGGCATTAGGTCTGCTTCATCTATTACTGTTATGGAGGTTAAAGTATAATGAATCACGAAGCCATATATAAACTTTATCCAGCAGTAGTCACAATAGATGATATAGAAGGTGCATTTGATAAAGATGGTAATAAAATAGAAATAGACTTATCACTTGTTAATGCTTGGAATAACCCTAACTTATATAAAGACTTACGAGCCACAGAATACCCATCTATCGCAGACCAACTAGACTACATTTACCATAACGGTATAGACGCATGGAAAACAGACATGATTGACCCAGTAAAAGCAAAGTATCCTAAAGGAGCAGTATAATGCCTGTAAGCATAGTATAATATAACTATGGAAGCAAGGATATATCTAGTAACTAATAAGATAAATGGCAAACAATACGTTGGTCAGACTATAACTAAATATTCAAAGTTAGGTCATGGTAATGCTGTTAGAGATGCTTATAAGAAATATGGTCGTAAAAATTTTACTTATGAAACCATTGTAAGTGGTATTTCATGTGAAATGTTTTTAGATTATGCAGAAAAGTTTTGGATAGACAAGTTAAATACTGTAGTTCCTAATGGATATAATTTAGAAACTGGTGGAAGATGGGGTAAGATTGTAAATCATAAACCTAATCTAGGCAAGAAAGCATCTGCTGAAACTAGAGCAAAGATGAGTGAGTCACAAAAAGAATATTGGACTTCTTTACCTGTGCATCCTAATAAAGGTAAAAAAGCAAGCAAAGAAGCAATAGAAAAGAAAAGAATAGCAGCTTTAAATAGACGTCATTCTGATGATATTAAAGCTAAAATAAGTCAATCAATTAAACAATGGCACGCTAAACGTAAACAAGGACAAGTATGACAACATCAATTTCTGGGACTGGGGGAATTACGTTTCCTGATGGAAGCGTTCAACCTGCTGCTGCTAGTCCGTATGTAAATAAGAACAGAATAATTAACGGAGATTTTAGGATAGACCAGAGAAATGCGGGGGCTAGTGTAACAGCATCAACAACAGGAAATGAAATATATACATTAGACAGATGGTCTTATTACGCTTCTCAAGCATCAAAGTTTACTGTTCAGCAAAATGCTGCGGCAGTTACTCCTCCAGCAGGTTTTACTAATTATTTAGGTATTACATCTTCTTCTGCGTATTCAATAACATCTTCAGATTGGTTCACAATTAAACAATCTATTGAAGGCTTTAACGGGTCAGATTTAGGTTGGGGAACTGCTAATGCTAAAACTGTTACTTTATCTTTTTGGGTTCGTTCTAGTTTAACTGGTACTTTTGGTGGCAGTGTAAGAAACAGTTTAGGGAATCGTTCTTATCCTTTTAGCTATTCAATTCCTGTCGCCAATACTTGGACATTAATTAGCATAACTATTGCTGGCGATACTACAGGAACTTGGGCAACAGATAACACTACATTTGCTCAAATATTTTTTGGACTTGGCGTAGGCTCGTCTAATAGTGGAACTGCTGGTGCTTGGGCTGCTGCTGGTTATGGTTCATCTACAGGAGCAACATCCGTAGTAGGCACTAACGGTGCTACCTTCTACATCACAGGTGTCCAACTAGAAGTAGGAACATCAGCAACACCGTTTGAACGCAGACTTTATAATCAGGAATTGGCTAATTGTCAGAGGTATTATGAAGTTTTAACTGCTAACGGAAGTCTTGCAATGATTGGAACAACAACTTCAATTTCAACTCAAGACAACTGGGCTATGTGGCAATATAAAGTAGAAAAACGAGCAACACCTTCTGTAAGTTTATTTACTGGCATATCTTGGGGTGCAGGAACACCAACAATTACACCTTCAACAAGTTTAACAATGTTTTTTAGAACTGGTGTATTTTATACTGCATCAGCTACTGGTAATGTTTTACAAGCGAGTGCAGAACTATGATTTATAAAATTAAAAAATCTATCTTTGTTTTAACTGGTGAAATTTTTGAAGAAGTAATTAAAGATGAAAATGGTGTTTTATGGACAATTCCAAAAGACCCAGCTAACACAGACTACCAAGCCTACCTTAAATGGCTTGAAGAAGGCAATACGCCAGAACCAGCAGACGAATAAGGAGCAATAAATGTTTGGAATAGCTAGTTTTTCCCAAGCTCCCTTTAGTTCGTTAGCAGGAAGATTTGTAGAGGCAGCAGCACAGATTACAGCAGACGCAACCGTATCTGCGTCAGGAACACGTTTTAGAACATCTGCAGCAAGCATTACAGCTACTGCAACAATCACAGTTACCACAAGCGGTGCATTAGTATTCGGTAGTGCATCTATAAACGGCTTTGCAGACTTATCTGCTGTAGCTACAAGAACACAATTTGGTAGTGGTGCAATATTAGGAACAGCTACAGTATCTGCTAGTGGTGGTTCTATAGCACTAGCTTCAGCAAGTATTACAGCAACAGGTACAGTCACAGCATTAGGTTCATTATTAAACTCTGGTAACGCTTCTATCACAGCCAATGCTACAGTTACAGCTAATGGATTCCGTATACTATCAGCAGCAGGTTCTATTACAGGAACTGCTACAGTCACAGCATTAGGCGGTTATGAGGTGTCAGGTAATGCACAAGTCAATGCTTTCGCTACTGTTACAGCAAGCCCTAACGCTACATGGGCAGGCTTTGCTTATGTAGAAGGTGTAGGCACAGTTACCGCTAAAGGCTATATACAAGGCGAAGAGTGGACACCAACTCCATTTAGCACAGATACATGGACACCAGTATCAGCAAGTTCAGATACATGGACAACAATTTCACCATCATCAGATACATGGTTACGACAAGGATAAAAAATGGCAAAAACCAAAATTTCAGAATTTAGTACAACAGCAGCAGATAATACAGATATAACTAATATCAATATTGCTGAAGGTTGTTCACCAGCTAACGTAAACAATGCTATTCGCAGCTTAATGTCGTTACTAAAAAACCAACAAGATGGTTCTAGTGGTGACCCATTTACAGTAGCAGGAACATTAGTATCTTCAGGCACAGTTGACATTACAGGTGCATTTAGACTAGACGGAACTGCAGGTGCTAGTGGTCAAGCATTAGTATCGGCAGGCGGTGCTAATACACCAACATGGAGTACATTAGGCACAATGGCTTCACAAAGTGCAAGTGCAGTTGCAATTACAGGTGGAACTATTACAGGTATTACTGACTTAACTGTTGCAGACGGTGGTACTGGAGCTTCAACCATTACAGCGAACTCTGTTATTTTAGGTAATGGAGCTTCAGCATTGTCAGGTAATTTAGTAGCTCCTAGCACATCAGGTAATGTTCTTACATCTAATGGAACAACTTGGACAAGTGCTGCACCAGCAACTCCATTTTCATGGGTTGTAAGCGATGTATCATCATCTAGTTCAATATCAGGTGGAACAACATCATATTCTATTACATCTAATACTATAATGGTGTTAGGAACATCTTACAGTTATACGGGTGGTAATTCTGGTGCATCTTTAGGCGTAAGAATTAAAAATAGTGGTGGTACAACATTATTTACATATACACTCACAGGTGCTAATGAAAATAATGGTGGTGATGGTGGTTCTGGTATGTCATCACGAAGTGCTTGGAGTGTAGCTGTTCCTTCAGCAGCTATTGGTGGAACATTAGAATTTTTTAGAGCATCAGGTAGTGCTTCAGTTGAATTAACTATTAATCAAGTAGTGAAATCTGCATAATGCCTACACAACGCATAGCTTTTAAAGACTGGTTACCTGACCAACCTAGTATATTAGACACAGTATCAGAAGCTAATAACGTTATTCCTTTAGCTGTAGGATATGGTCCATTTAAGTCAGCAGTAACATTTTCAGGTGCAGCTTCAGAAGACTTGAATAATTGCTTTGCTGCTAAACTAGACAATGACGTATTTATCTTTGCTGGTGGTGCTACTAAAC